ATGATATAGACGAGATATAGCCCAGATTCCACCCCTGCGCAGTGTTGCCGGTTTCTCCGGCGATATTTGTTTGCGTCCCAGCGCCTGTTTTCAGCGCGATTTGGCCTGTGGATCTGCATTCGATGTTTCCGCCAGCAAACGTGGCGCTGCCGTTTGCATTCAACTGCCACTTGTAAGCAGTACCATCGTAATAGGCAGCACTGCCTGCGGCTGAAATAGCAACATTCGGACTATTTGCAGTTTCTGTGTCTTGTACGAGTAAATATGGTTTATTAGATGCTTCGCGGGGTTTAAGTACAATGCCATACTGATTGCCAGCACCAAGGCCGATTTTTGTGGTGCCGTCACCATTAACTATAAAGTTTGTCACACTTGCAACAGAGTTATTGACAAACAAGCCGATATCATTTGTAGGAACTTCCGTCCCAACAACATTAGAGCCAATCAAACTGCCGTTTGCATTCAGCGCGATGTTGCCGCTGCCGATGTCAACATTGCCGGAGCTGTCAACCGTAACCCGATCGGTTCCGCCAGTAACGATACTGACTTCATCCGTTCCAAATTGGAGACCTGTGTCGACGTCTCCTCCCGTAATACCTGGATTTGCGGTGGTATTAGTGCCGTCAATGCGAATAGACATGATTAAACCACCACCCAAGTAGAACCAGAAGGAACAGTGACAACTGCGCCACTGTTAATCGTCATCGGACCAGCGCTGATCACGTTTTTGCCTGTAGTGATTGTATATGAAGTTGTTACTGTATTGTCGTGCTCGAGTGCCCATGCGTCGCTACCGCCGCCAGTCGCTCCACCGCCGACACTTGCCCAAGATGTACCGTTATATCCTTCAAATTGGGTTGAATCAGTGTTAAAGCGAATGTAACCAGCAGATGGTGAACCGTCTCGTTCCGCTTCCGTGCCAGATGGCAACGTCGCTGATCCGGTTGCACCTGTGATCTCGACAACACTGAGTTCTATCCAGCTGATGCCGTCCCAGGTTTTTAGAACGTATGTGCCGCCGGTGGTGTCAATCCATTGCTCACCGACTGCATTGCCGGTAGCACCGCCGACAGGCGGACTAGCGTTTGGAGCGGTTGCACCGATATGAACCGGACCAACCTTGACCAGTGCATTGCTGGAATCGCGGTAAAAAAGCCCGGTGCTTAAAACATTCAGGTTTAGTGCAAGCTGTCCATCCGATAAACTCGTCGGATCAGGACGCTTATTTGCGATAGAAGATCGCTTGTGCTGTAAAGCCATTCCTTAGCGCCCGAAGGCCGGAATTTATACGTAAATTATAGGCAACCTTACCAAGTGCTCAGGGCAGTGCGCTTCCAGGTGTCAGTCGCAACGCAAACGTAAATATAATCGGCGTCCCAGCAGATCTCACCTTGAACGCCTGTGTCAGTAGCAGACGCTGGAGTCTTGGCAGTTCCAATTCGGATGGAGTCGCCAGCGCCACTCACCAAACTCTGCCAAGTCGTTCCGTCATAAACGCGGATCGCAGCTGGTGTGCTCAAGGTATCTAACCAGATCTCACCAACGGAATTTCCTGGTATTCCTGCAGGAGAAACGTTCGGTGGTACGACACCAACATGAACTGGGCCGATCTTGACTAGGTTGTTGGCGTCGTCGCTAAAGAAAAGCGCAGGACTGCTGGCCTCGTAATTAACCGCTAGCTGCCCCTCAGTCAAACCAAGAGGATCAGGACGCTTATTCGCTGTAGATGAGCGCAGGTTTTGAATTGCCATCAGTAGGTTCCGTCATCAATAGCGGCTGCAGCTGAAACGGCAACAAACGCTGAGCCGTTCCAGACCGTCAATACGTTTGAAGTGCTATTCAAGAAAAACTGGCCCTCGTAATCGCCAGAAGCCGGAGTGGTTGATTGGATGATGCAAGTTGAGTCATCGGCCAGCTTGTCTCCTGTGATCGTATTCGTTCCAAGCCGAGCGGCGTCGAGTGTCCCTGATGTCAGTACAGCTGCGCTGTGATCTGGGATGTCAACATCAGCAAGCACTGTCCCGGCAGTGACAATACCTTTGTCATTGACCGTGACCTTGGGATACGCTCCAGGGGTTACACCGGAAGTTGCTAGCTGTAGATCGCTGCTTCCGCCAACGGTAAATTCCGTGCCAATGGCAATACCGCCGATGGATGAGACCGTCGCAACGTCAAGCGAAAGTACACCGCCGCCGGTAATGGCTAAGCCGGAGCCAATGCTGGCAACACCAAGGCTTGATGTAGTTGCAATTGGCAGATCTGCTGCCGTCAACGCACGAGCACTGGTGATATGACCTGTGCCGTTGAAAGCGATCCAGCCGAGGTTGGCTGCTGTAACGGTGTCGGTATGGCTAAGAACACCACCGGCAAGGTTTAGTCCGTTGCCCGTTGGTACGGAAACAGCACCCGCATCAGTGGTGGTGGCGACCGGAAGATCTGCGCTAACTAAAGCGCGGGCCGTAACATTACCGGCAACAACGCCGGTTGATGGCCCGGCAAGAACGGTATTTGGTGAGGCGTCTTCAAGCTTCGATAGCTGGATGTCGGCAGAAGCGCTTACTTCGCTATCGGTTAAACCGCCTGTTGGAACCAGCGTGCCACCGCTGAGTTGCGTGTTGGTGATGGAGCTGTTGGCAATATCGGTCGCATTGATCGACCCAGCTTCGATATGTACTTTGCCGCGAGCCGTGGCGGAACCGCTAATCTCACCAGCAACAACATGGTTGCGCTCGACAGAGTTGTCGGCAAGTTCGCTGGAAGTGACCGCACCAGCAGCGATCTGGGTTGCAGTGACTGTATCGTTGACTAGTCGGTCGCCGTTGACAGTATTGGTTGGAAGGTTGTTGGCGATAGCTTTGGAAAGCTCTTCAACCTTAATCTTTTTGTCTTCAGACGCCGTAATGTCTACCAGCAGCGCCAGATCGTCAGGCGCTACCGAACTCGCAAGGATCTCATTTAGGTCTGTTACTTTGTAGTCAGCCATGCTGAGAACGGTCCTCGATAAGACTTACGGATTCGTCAAGCCAAGTCTACCAGTGCTGTTCTCGAGATTGTATGCGCCAGAAGTCTGGTTGATTAGCCTGTTAAACAGCGCGTCTGCCTTGCGGAGACGCAATTCGATCCGTCCGGTCGTAATAAATTCAATCCGACTCTGTAGCACATCATCAGGCTCGAAAGATATTGCCACACCTGTAACAACGCATTTTGCTTCGTAGTACACCATCTTTGCAGTTGAGTCCACTGGAGGCCGTGTGACGAAAAAGCGCCCGTTAAACTCTGAGCCCTGCTGCTGACGCAAAATCAGCTGGTGGTAATAATTACTTACGTCAACTTGGCTGTCCGTTCCAGTCGTGTTTTTGGGGGGCTTGTAATCCCAAAAAGCAGTCATCGAACCAGAGCCGGAGATCAGGCTGCTGATTTGGTTGCGGGTGTATTCACCAAGAACAGTGGCGTCAACAACCTCGCGGTCGGTGTTCAGCTCGTAAGACTGCAGTTTACCGAAGCAGCTATACAGGTTGTTTTTTATCGAAGCGCGAACCTTGTACCGCGAGGCTGGAACGGCAAGTTCAAGTGCATCACTTGCATTTCCGTCGATCGCTTCCGGTGAGTTGTCATAGAGACGCATCCCGTTTTGCTCGTCAACATTGACGTACCAGGCAGCCTGCGGTGATGCTGCACCTCCGGGGAAACTGGCGGCAACGGCAAAATCCAGGTCGCTGGTGCTGGTTAGTCCGGTTGAATCCAAGCGCACAAACTGCACTCGATCGCCTGTCATGAATTGGTTGTTCTTAAAACCGAAGTTCAGACGGCGTGCAGAGGTGCTGACATCTGCTGGATCGACATCGACAATAATGCCTTTCTCCGCACCAGTGCGGCTGAACTCGACAAACCCGGAATCGCCAAGATATACAGCCATTACTGAGACAAGGAGGCTTCTTGTAGTGCTTCGGTGCCCGTAAACGAAATCTCAGCCGTAACCAGCTCCCCAACTGACGTGGTGATATTGGCTGAGGTGATCACAACCTTGAGTTTGACCTGCCGGACAGGTAACTCCTGCAGGCGCAGAGTCAAGCTATGTTGCGGTGTGCGATCTGGTGCTGTGGTGCGGATCACCTCTTCAAGCAAGTCCTTGCCGTCAAGGTTGTTGTTTACGTCAACGTAGTAGTAAAGCGTTGCAGTGCCGCTATAAGACTGGATGCCTGCAACATATTCTCTGGCGTAATCGCCAAGAGTCGTGGTTTCTAGTGTTGAAACCTGCGCATTAAGTGACCACCCGGAAATCTTGGCCGTTTGCGTGCCATCTACAAAGAAGGCGCCGTCAGTTCCGGTGAAATACTTTGCCATGGCTCAAGTTTAGCTAGTTACAGCGACTAAGCTCACGCTCACAGTGTGAACGCCAGTCTGAACCGATTCGATTTGAGGTGGTCCGGCATAGCGCCACCGGTTGAAGTTCGTCCTGAAACCAGCAGCCGTCATGCCGGCGTAGGTTGCTGTAGGCAGCGAGAAATAGTCGAACGTCCCACGCACAGACGCATAATGTGTGTCAAATTCTGTGGCTTGAGATTCGGTGATGTTGGCGAAACTTAGCTCTAGGCGTTGGTTTAAGACGTTGGAGCCGTACAACACGCGAACTTCTACGCCACTGGCAGCCGTGAAATTGCCTTGACCAATTTCACCCATGGTCCAAGTGCGGCTTGTGGGTTGTATCGAAGGAAAGGTCATGACACCTCAGGGTATTTAGTGGCGCTGAAAACGTCGCTAGACATTCCCGTTGGCATACGCACAGCGCGAATATCCAGAAGGCCATCCTCACGATAAGTCGTGGAAGTGACTTGATACTGATCCGTTTCCGTAAAAGTCTGGCCGGCGCTAGTCGTGATTGACAGATTGAACTTGAACAGACGACCTGGGTTCAGATCAACGCTGCTCTTGAAGCACGTAAACGTAACGGTCTTGTCCTGTTGCTTTCGCATGGCAAGCAAGAAACGTGCCACCGTAAGTGCGTGCTCTTTTGACGTGCAGAAACCTGAGAGGTCGTAGTTCAAGCGGTCAGGGCCTTGATAAGTAGCTGGTCCAACCGTGACTGTTTCTTTCGTGCCAGGCATGTAGCGGTTTTGTCTGCGCCAAACAATGGTCACGTTGGCATCACCTCTTTCTGTAAGAGTTGCGTAATCGAATGTGAGCGAGCCTGGAACGATATTGTCGAGAGTTACGGTTTGGCTCGCTGGCGCGGCAGACACCTTTGCCTGTGAGTCAATTAGCGCAGGGAACAATGTGTAGACACCGTTTCTTACGCCAAAGCGATGCAAGAAAAACTTGGCGTGTTCACTGATAAACTCATGCGCTCCAACCCTTTCTGT